GGCTCCCGGATGTATCATTGGGGCGTTGGAACGGATTCTGACTTAGGTTGGATCTCGTATCTAATAATGCGCCTCCGATGTAATCCTGTCATTGGTCTTTCCGATGGCCGGTTGTATGTGAAAACGACACCGTGCCACCAGATCTCTGGACGGTTGATAACGTCTAATGGGAACTCCCGCATGCGCACGATCTTGTGTCGTATGCGTGGTGTCGAGAACTTGGCGATGGGGGATGATTGCATTGAAGCGGCCATGGGCCGCTCTGCCGTTCCCTTTTATCAGTCCTTAGGACTCCGAGTGGAAGAGGAGCTCACTGCTAATGCGGTTGGAGCCACCTTTTGCTCTATGAAGTACCTTGAAAATGGTAAAGCCTCGCCTGTCTCGTGGCCTCGGACTCTCTTTCGTTTCCTATCGCGGAAGAGTTTGATGTGTGATTACGTCCAACTTGCGGACGAGATCCGGAATTTACCCGCTGAAAAGCGTGAGGTGATTCTTGCCCACTGTCTGGGTGTCGCGAAAGCGAACCAGGACCTCGATTTGCGGGAGGTGGGCCCGCATGACCCGTCGTAGGAAGACGGGCAACGGCCGCGCTAAACCAGCGCGGCCCACCCCGCAGTCCAGCAACCCCCGAGCTGGCCGCGGGCGTAAGAAACGGGGCGCTCGGAAGAGTCCGAGCGATGGTTCCAATCTCGGCTTCGGCCGAGCCCGGAACCGATTGACCTTAGGTACCCCTGGGACGGGTTTGTCGAAGTGTGCTGAATTGTACGCTAAGGCTCTCGTTAACCCATGGGGGACTTTTGAGGATTTGCCGTGTGTGCCATGTGCCCCGGCTGTTGAGTCCCGAAAGTTCCGCGCTGTCACGCGCGGTACCTTTGCCACCTCATCCTCGGCCCCAGGCCTTGGATTCATCTCGTACTGTCCGAGCAACCCCTCGAGCGATCAGCTCTCTGTGGGTTTTAGCAATGGTGCTGCTTGGACTGGTACCACTTTCTCACAGACCGCAGTAGCCGGCTTGACATTTCAGGCACGGCCTGCGCTCCCCTATAACTCTGCCGATTTTGCGACGGCGGGTGACTTTATGCAGGCGAAACTTGTCGGGTCCGGACTTCGGATCCGCAATGTTACCCCGCGGCTATACCGCGGCGGCGCCGCTTTTGGAATCCGCATTGCCGACTTTAATCAGTTGGCTGTCGTTGGACTGGCCCAGCTTGAATCGATGCCGGAGACCATCTATGGCTCGGCTGACCCGCAGGGCAGGGAGGAAGAAGACAATTGGCTTTCGCTTACGTGGAAGCCTAGCGACATGACGGACCTTGA